TACGATAGTCATCTACAAACTCTTTTATTTGATCTGCATCTAAGAAACGTACTATTTCTTTAAATATTGGATGATCTGGATCGCAACCTACTTCGTCACATAAGTCCATAATTGGATCAGCGGCAGTACCTACTGCTTCTGTTTCAACGCTTTCATTTGATTCTCTTGATTCTTTGGAATCGTCCCAAAATTTGCCGGCTTCTTTAGCACTACCAAATGTTTTTGAATGCATGTCAATAAAGTCTTCTCTTGAGTTATCTTGTGCTTCAATATCTAAATCAGACATTCTACTTTCAGATACATCTTTTTCCATGCCTGAATATTTTAATAAGGTTTCTAATTCCATGTTACTTTCCTGCTTTTTCTTTTTTGGCTATTTCTATTTCTGGAGTACCACGCTCTAGTTCTTTAAGCATATTCTCGTTATATTTGTCACCAAATGTTGGATCATCTTTACTATCTTCATATTCGCTATCAAGCAAAGGCTCATATTCTTTTTCTTTGGCATTAGCCGCTTCTTCACGTGCAATTTCTTCCGGGTGCTCAGCGTTAATAACAACTAAGTGCGACCCTGAAAGTCCAGCATATTCGGCTAACTCATTTCTTAATATTGCAGAAGTACAAGGATAATTTACAGTAACGTCAATCATGCTAACTTCTGAATTCTTTAATGTTTGGAAATCCATTGGATGTTCCTGAATAGGAGTTGTTTTTGGCTTACTCATGTCAGTTACACTGTACTTTCCGAGCACCATTTCAATTCTATCAATGTGCTGATCTTCAAGAGTGCCGGCATATTTTATACGGAATTTGTATTCTTTTTTACTTTCCGTTAAGTATTGTTGAAATGTTTTCATTTTATCCAGACCTCTATGTAATATAAGTTATTTATCGTTTTTCATTAGTTTTTCTAATAAAGCATTTCTATCTAAAACCACTGCATCACCGTCGGATTCGCTGGTTCCGTCATGTCTTGCTTGTACTTGATCAATTCTTGCTTTCTTTAATTGCAAATCAATCATTTTTAATTTTCTATCAATTTTTGCACCTTTGGCATTTAACGCAGTATCAAGCATTCTGGCTGCAGTACTAAAAATATCGCCGGCATATCTTGCTTCTACGTTCATACCTAAATCCATTAGGTCTTTAAATGTATCTTTGGCAGTATCTGCAATATCGTCCATTTCGCCATCACTTGCTTCAAGGTTTTCTACCATTGGCAGAGCGGCGTCAATTTTGTCTGCTTTGCTCATTGCATTTTGATAAGTTTCAGCGTCAGGCACAGGAATAACGTCCTGTTGTTCTGTGACTTTTTCTTCTTCTACTTTATCAGCAGGTGCTAAATTTAATAAATCTTCTAATTTTTTTGTCATACAATTACTTACCTTGCTTTACCTTTGTGGAAAATATCTTCTTCAGTAACAACTCTAAACTTAATACGTTGTTGTTTACACCATCTACTAGCGGCTTCCCATTTTGCCATATTAACAATAACTCGGGCTTGTGCCATTTGACTTTTACCTGCACTTTCCATTGTTGTTTCTTTTTTTGGCTTTACTTCAATGAGTTCTGCACTTTGTCTACCGTTTTTGTCTGAATATACAACTAAAAAGTCTGGAAGATATATTGATGCTTTTCCTGTAAGTGGATTTTTATACGGTATTTTTACACTTTCGCTTGACCATTGTGTTATGCCTGGATGATTATCACAAAATTGCATAAATGCCCATTCCCAACTACTACGATAAGTAGGTTCTTTTAATCCAACATACTTTTCTGGAGACTTTAAAGTAAATTTACCTTGTGCAAATTTTGCCATCGGGCTAACTTAATATGTTACGAGCAACTAAATTGTTTGGAGATTGACTCTTGTTAAATCCTAGCATACTTGTATCGTTGCGTGTTTGGTTGAGTAAACTAATAATACTTTGTTGTATATCGTTTAATCCGTATTCTCTTAATTCATCAACAATTATCATTGGAGAATTACCTGTGTTAGTAGCAATGCTAATTACTGTGTCTGTTAAACTATTTGCAATCTCATTGTTTCCTTCAGTTTTATCTAAAAAGAAACCTAGCACTGCATCATACTCACCCGAAGTAACTGTAACGTTCTCGTTGGTATTATACGAGTTAAACACATCTGTTTCTGTTACTGTTGTTGTATTTGCTGGTAAATTAGCCATTTATACCTCTTATGTTGCTACTGCTGTTGGTAAGCCTTTAGTTACTTTTGTAACTCCTTTAGGACTTGCACCAAGATTTTTGCCAAATGCTTTTCCTAGTTCACCTTTAAACGATCCTGGTCCACTACCACTCATAAAATCTTGTGCTTTTCCTAAGTCATTTTGAAAGTTTGTTTGAAAGTCTGGATTGTCAACAAATCCACTTAAATTACCAAAGGACTTAGGTAAAGATCCTGTTACTTTTCCAACTAAACTAAATGCCTGCGAGGACATATCTTCTAAAGACTGTAAATTAAACTTTCCAAGTGCGTTTGCTAATGGTTGCTTTAAGTTAGCACCTACTTTAACACCGTTACTTGCTATCTTGTTCTGTGATGGTGGAATAAAGTTACCTGCAACTGTTCCAACTTTAGGTACGTTAGGTAAAGGATTGGCTCCGCCTGTTGATCCTGAACCGCTACTTGGAAACTTAAAATCACCTATTGGATTATTTCCTCTAAGTGCGTTTGTTGCCATACCTGTTAATTCTGATTTTAGCATACTTTTAAGATTAGCACCTTTAAGATTTTGAGCTCCTCTTAAACCAGTAACAACTGCTCCTGCTATATTTCCGCCTGATAAATCACTTCCTATACTACCTACCGCATCAACAACTCCACCAGGACCAAATACACTAGTAGTACCGCCTCCTTGTGGTGTTAATGGACTAGAAGCCTTATCATAATGCATTTCACCAAAACCTGCTGGGCCATCGCCTGCTACAAGTCCTGACTTGTATTTAACAGTTTCAAACTTTACAGTCATTGAATTTTCCATTAATCCTTGACTGTCTGCATAATCGTGCCTATCGTGTTCAAAACTTTGAATTATAGGATTAACTAACCAATATTCTGTGTACTTCTTTTGGTAGATACTATAAATTTTTATGTGACTAAAAAACTGTCCACTGTTACGATCTAGTCCCCAGTTTCTTGCTGAGTTTGGCATCTTTGTGTATGTGTCTTTTAGAGAATAAGTTCCGCCACTTTCATAGTTTGGATCGTTATTGTAAAAGGCATAATACGCATACCACATATTACGAATAATATCACTGTTATCATCGTGAAATGTTAAACGTACAGGGTCATAGTTTATTTTATTATATGTATAACGCTTTCTGTTATACTGATTGTGTTCTGCTAACTCATAGGAGTATTTGGGCAAGTCTACGTTTTTTACGAGAAAACTTGCCTCTAATTGCTCACTTCCTGAAAAGGAAAATCCTAGTCCTGGGTTAATTCCAAAAGTACAATGGAATAAAAATCTATGCTTTGGAGCAAGACGGTAATTACCGTCAACAAAGGTTTTGGATGCATGTCGAAAATCTCGAACATTATCCCCAGTTGAAAGAGCGGTTAGAAAAGAGTTTAATACACTCATTACAAAATCCTGACTCTATTAACCAGTAACAACCTCACCAATTGTTCTTGCCACTGTAGCACCAACGCCAGCACCAATTGGTGTCTGTACTGCATTATCAAATCTAATTGTTAAGGCAATAGTTGCGGCTTCACTGCTTGAATAGTTTAAATCACCGTAGTTTACGTTTGAAATAAAGCAACCGTATAATTCCCAAGTCTCAAGTACGTTTGGTGCACTTGCTCCATTACCACCGTCTAATACTTCACAACGTGTGATAAACTTGAAATCAATACCAGATGCTGCACTTGACTGTTCCATCATATCAAACTGCTTTTGTGTTTGCTCACCAACTAGTTTTGCAACTTGACCTGATGCATCATCACGTAAGTTAACTGTTGTTGGATCCCAAGTGTGTTTACCTTGGATGTACACTTTACTGTTGTAGATATCAATCGGAACATCTTCAAATGTTACGGCTGGACGAGTAAAATCAATTACTTGTTTTGTTAATTCGCTACGTGGAGTTGAAACACCAAAGTTTTCAAAACTTACACGGAAGCGATACTTTAATTTTGGCATTAACAGGCCTTGAGCTGATGCGGACTGATCCGATGCTAAAGGTACTGTAAACTTGCTTAATGAACTTACTGACATATTTTTTGCTCCTGCTTATTAGTATTTAGTCACTTTTTTTACTGCTAATTCATACATCACAGACTCTTAAATAGAGCCTGTGTTTTGTATACGAACTGGAATATAAATGTATTCAACTGCCTTAACAGGTTCAACTGCAATATCAATATACAATTCGTTACGATCAATTCTATCGTTTGTGTTGTTTGATTCATCACAAACTACTAGGTAATCGTATAAGCCTCTTTTTGCAACTAAGTCATTCATTAACTGTTCAACTACTTGTTTAACTTCATCTCTTGTTAACTTGTCGTTTGGTTCGAAAACAAACGGCTTAGTAATAACTGCTAGTCTTTCACGTACATATGCAACTAAACGTGCAACGTTAATACGATCTAATGCACTTGCAGTTGCTGTGCGTGTTTTGTTACCGTAGTTAAGTATTCCGTTACCCGGGAAGAATGATACTGGGTTAATACTGTTATCATACAATGTATCACGTAAACTTTCACGTACACCTGTTGCAACAAACTCACCTGTTACTGTATCTAAATATCCAAGTCCAGTAGCATTATCTACTACACCACGTCTTGTACCTGCTGGTGCAAACCATGGAAAACTTGCTTCATCGGAACGTATTAGTGTTCTTAAAATCATATGACTTGCTGGAACCATAATACTGTTTCCATCTAAGTCAGTTGAAATACCATGTGGATAAAACACACCCATATATGTATCTGCACTAACTAATCCGTCATCACCGTTATCTGATGCTAAGTTACTGTTTAACGCCCAGTTCTGGATATCAGTACTGTTTGCCGCTAATCTAAATGGTGTATCACCAATTATAAAGCCTGTGTTACGTCTATCATTGTTTAATGCAATCATGTTAGCCATTAGCTCTGGATAACCTGGTGCTGCCATTACGTTAAAGTTTCTTTGATCTTCACGTAACTCACCACTTGTATCAATTACTGATTTCATTTTTTCTACAATAACTTGACGTACTGCGTTTCTACCCATATAAGGTGAACCATCAGTTTTGTTACCTGCAATACTTACCCATGCATCTGTTTCTGCTGGTAATACTTTACCTGGAAAATCATCTGCGTTAAAGTAATCTCTTCTAAACTCTTTAACATTGTAACTACTACGTCTTGTGTTAAACAATAGTGTACCACGTGGATAAAGTGCATTACTCGGTGCGTCTAAATCAACATCGTTATCTGTTAATAAACTTGCAATACTAGTAACTGTTCCTGTAACAACGTCTGTTGTTGTATCGCCCATATAACGTGCATCAGCAAATAAAATACCATCACTACTTGTTTGATCGCCTTTATCAATTGCTACCCACTTGTTTTCACCATCAACTAGTTGATAACGTTTAATAAACGGATAGTTTTCTAAATCGCTTGTGTCAATCCATAAATCACCAACTACTAATGCTGACTTGTCGCTTTGCTCTGTTGGAGCACTTGCACTTACAAACGGACCTTCTGGATTAGTTTGACTTAAATCAAAGCCTCTAGCATCTACAGTTACGTTTTGGTAACCTTTCCAGTCTGTACCATCGTGTATCATAATATCTACTTCGTTAGTAATATTCTGGTACCACATACGACCGTTATCTGGATTTGCAGTAGGTTGTGTTGCACCTACAACGTATGTTAATGCTTGGAAATTACTTATAATAATTTCACCAGTTGTAACATCGTCTCTTGCATAACTGTTTGCACTAACTATGCCTGCATCTGCAATCGGTGTTCCTGTAGTTTCGTCTAATTTTACAAAACCACCTAAACTGTGTGTAATTGTAATTGCACCAGTATCTTCTAACTTTGCAGTAACATATGGAACAGCCGCTGCATTAAATTCTTGTACAAATAACTCTTTAGTTGTACCACTTAATGTAACTGATGCACTCGATGTTGCTATTGTGTTTTTACCACTTGCAATAATTGTAAAGGCATCACTTGCAGTAAATGTTGGGCTAGTTAAGTTACCTGTAAGTACTGTTTCGCCTTTTACTTTACGCTCATATAACTTATATGTTATTTCACCTAATGTTGACTTTTCTGCTAACGCAATTACTTTGCCTGTAGCAACGTTTAATCCGCCGCCAATAGCATCAACGTCATACATTGCAGCCTCTTCTGACTTGTATAACTTAACACTTTTATCTGCAAATAAATCTGTTATTGAACTATATGCACTTACATCAATGTCTGCACCTGTGTTAGAATTTGTTGTTTTAATCCAAATACTTCCAGTTGGTCTTGATGCTGCATCACCGCTTCTCCATTCTGGAATTGAAGTGTGTGGATCAATGTTAATTGCTGGAATGTAAAAATCTCCTGCTGACATACCAATATCTGCTAATAATGTACCTGTTCCGCTAATAGCAATTTTTCCTGAAGCTGTACTTGCAGTTCCAAACAAACGAATGTTTCCTTCACTACTAAGTTGTGAAGTAACACCTGTAACAGCCGCTGCATTAATATCTGCTACCACTTGAGAAGCAGATGTGCCTGTCATTGATATAACATTACCATTAATTGTAATAGTATGTCCTATTGTTACTGTTGGATTTGTTTCTGTACCTTGTACTGCTGACCATGTGTTGTACCATGAATTAACACCAACAACTTGCCAACCTGCACTTGTCTTTAAGAAAAGTTTGTTGTTTGTTGTTGTAGTGTCAATGGCATAATCTGCTATTGAACCAATATGTGCTTTTGGAATACCACCATCCATATCAGTTGCCGCAGTAATTACTACCGGTACTTTATTAGTAAATGTTTGTGTACTTGAAGACCATTGAAAAATTCCCCATTTAGACTTTGTAGTGTTAAGCCAGTGTGTTCCGTTAGCCGGGTCACCTGCAGGACGTCCTGCACTTCCTGTTAACTGTCCTAAATCAATGTCTGCACGAACGATATATGCTCTATTACTAACGCCTAATAAACTGTATGCTGACATTAAGCCATGCTCGTTTAGTTCATAGCCATGTAAAGCAGTTCCGCTTGTACTCTGATAATATGATGGTTCACCAAATGTAGAAACTAGTTCTCTTTGTGAGCCAATTAAATATGCCTTTTCAGCATTTGCTTTTGTAGTTCCACTAGCAGTATTGCCTGTGGTTGGATCTTTCTTGTCTTGTGCAGATGCTATCACCAACA